GTTTAATTAGGAGAGGTTTACCCTCTCCTCTTTATGATTTCTTATGTGTCTAAGATATTGTCAACACGGAAGATTCTGTAGTATTGGTTAGTCTTAGCTGTTGCAAGACCATCTGCAGGAGAAGCACCAACGAATGGGTTAGAAGCCATGCCGTAGCGAGTCTTAAAGCCGATTTTTGGTTGGAAGTTGTTTTCACCAACTGCACGCATCATTGTTAATGGTACATATGGACAGTAGAATACACCTGCGTCATATGGGTTAGTACCCTTATAACCTACAGTTACATAGTCTGTTGTTGCATATGGATCAATAAACACTTTTGTGCGCCCGTTAAGAACACCAGCAAACAAGTTGCCTGTATCATCAACATTTAGGTTAGCAGAAATCGCTGGTGTATAGTCCAACATTCCAGCTGCAGCAAGTGCAGTAGCAACATCAGATGAACACATGATTACGTTACCTTTACCTCTACGAGTTTCTTTCGCAATGGTGTTAGCTTCGCGCTCAATCTGTACCATCAAGCCTTTAAACTTCTCAACTGACCAACGGCCGTCTGCATCAGATGTTAGGTCGAATACGCCTTTTACTGTACAGTTGCTTGTTTGAGCACCGTTTTTAGCTTGTGAGTTGATTGTACGGATAACTTCACGGTTAATTTCCGCTAAGATTTCTGTAGACAAGATGTTAGCTAATTCTGATTCAGCATCCAAACCGTGGATTGCTTTCAAGTCTTGAGCTAGTTCTAGTGAGTACTCAGCTTTCAAAGCACGTGACTTAGCTGTCACAGTTGCTTTTTCAATTGAGAAACCCATTTCGTTGAATGCGTTACCAGCTGCATCGCCAAGAGCTTCAGCAGAGTCTGTACCCATACCAGTACCAGTGTGACCAGTTACACGATCAGAATCGATTGTGTGTGGTGAGTTAGGATTGCCTACATCTAAACCAGATGGACCAGCAGCACCGTTTGCACCAGCAACTTGTGTACCAGAGAATGCTGTGTCTGCTTCGTTGAATAGAGCCTCTGTACCACCTTGTGATGTGTACTTTGACTTCATTGCGAAGATTAGTCCTGTTGGACCAGACATTGGCTGAACACCAGCTAAGTCATATGCTACCAAGTTTGGAGCTGCACGACGAACCAATGAGATCAAGATTGGATCCCAGTTATTGATGTTTCCGCCAGTTGAGTTTGTAGGAGCTGCTTCTGTGATCATACGCTCTTCGTTTAGAGCTTTTTCTGTATTCTCGAGCATAACAGCAGTTACTGCACGTTTGTGCTTGTCGCTAATGTTGCCAGCTGACTCTTCGTTCAGTACTGGGTTCCATTTTTCGACTAGATTGTCATAAGATTGCATCTTTTGGATTCCCTTTATTTAGATGTATTTCTGATTGCAGAAAGATATGTTTCCATCATTGCTGACACTTCAACACTAGCTTCGCCAGCATCTTCAGTTTCTTCTGCGATTGTGGATTCTACAGTTTTAGGCTTGAAGTGTGTTTCTTTAATAATAGCAACTTTGTCTGCAAAAGTTTCCTCATTATCGAATTCAATGCCTTCTACCAATTTGGCAAGTTTCTCAACTTGTGTTTCAGCTAGGTCACGAGACGCCTCACGGATAACCGCACTACGTTTCATTGATTCCAACTCGCTTGCTGTTTCCATTGCTTCTTCAGTACGTTCGTTAAGAGCTGCTTCCAGTTCTTGTACTTGTTCAGCAAGATCGTCAACCATGTCAACTTTCTCATCTGGTACTACAATGTAAGACTCCTCGAACACGTCTTTCAACTTGTTCATGAAACCTTCAGCGATTTCTGTACGTAGGCCAGTATGGATTGCAACTTGGTTGTCTTCCATCCATGATTCTACGACATAGTTTAGGTAGCTATCAACTTTTTCAACCAAGTCAGTTTTCAAAGTAGAAACTTCCTCAGCTAATTCAGTTGCATATGTTTCTTCCAGACGATCGATTTCTTCTGAAAGTTTTGTTTTAATAGCCGACTCAAAGATTATTGCTGTTTTCTCTTTGAACTCTTCAGAAAGAGTTGCTTCAGATTCAACCAATGCATCGAGTTCAGTTGTATAATCGAATTGTACTGCAGCCATTGCATCTTCTGCAACAACATTAGTTTCATCCGCTTCTACTTCTTCACCCATCATTTTGCCGTATGATGCAGTCAAAGATGATTTATTCATCTTTTTCATTTTACCATACATAGCATTGATCATTCCAGCTTTTGTCTTTGGAACCGGGGCTTGTGTTTTAATTGCTTTAGCAGCAGCGTCGACTGAATCGACTGACTGTACTTCGGCATTCTTTGGATCATGAGCTTCTTCCATAACGTCCTCGTCATGGAGTTCGGCTTCGATGATCGCGTTTTCTTGATCAGCCATTTTGACTCCTTACATGCTTTTTGTTTTGAGTAACGAGAGGAAATTCTTAAACTCACGTGTCTGTGTCTCATAAAGATCAGCACGTGGAGCCTTCTTAACTTCAGTCTCCATTCTTTCAATTTCTCTTGCTTCAATAATGCCGTTATTCCATACCCAGTCTACACCTTCCATAATTCCATTTACGAAAGCATTCGGTGCGGATGGATCTTGTACGATATCAACCGTATTAAGAATAAAGTCGTCTTTGACAACTTGTGCGCCATTTTGTTGCATGAGGCTACCCATACCACGAGTTGACACTCCTAGTTGAACACCGCCATCAAGTAGACCTTTTACAATCTTTCCCATTGGTGTATCCAATATTTGTGCCTTACCCATCACATTATTTCCCTCAAATTTGAGATCAGTAATAAGATGGGATACCTTATCTAAGTTTACTGTTGGCCCCTCAGGGTGATTTAACTCTCCAACAGATCGCTTAGTTTTTACTTGTTCAGTAACGTATTTGTTTACCGCTGCTTCCATGATTGGTTTAGGGTAAACTCTTCCGTTTCTGTTTTTAGATTCAGCCATTGCAAAAATGCCTTCGATGACATAGTTCTTAGAACCGTCTTCTTTGGCTTCTACGATGCAGTTAACATCTGTTTCAGTATATTCTGTAATCAGCTTCATCTAATTAACCTTTATATTGTTTTACAAATTCAAGCCCAGCTTTTTTAGCTGAACTGAGGTCACGAAAAGTATCAAGTTTTTCACGATCCACATAAACAGAAAACTTACCGCCTTCTTTGTGTACCATTACTTCAATGCCTTTTACTTTAGTATCGAATACGTGAGTACCTTTAGGCATGCCTTTCGACATCTTCTCGCGTAACTGTAAAAAACTTTTCATCACATAACCTTTTGTTACATTTATTTATACAAAGAACTATTTATACTGGATGCCCGTCAATATCAGGCATTTCTTCTTCGTCCTCAGAAGTTTCTACTTCATCAAATTCCATTTCTACTTGTTCTGGTTCGTCACCGTTATAGATTTCTCCAGCAACTTTGATCTTTTCTGCATCTAATGCATCATTCATACGATCAGCCATTAATTCTTTAAAAATAGGATCTGCAGATGCATAATCTTTATCTACTACTGCATCAATCCAATCACCAATACCAGTTGAGGCAACAACTGGATCTACTACTTCTACTTCACTCATGATTTATTCCTCATCATCTTTTACAATTTTAACAGGTGTAGGCTGTGGAGCTTCTTGCTCTTGTGGTTCATCATCTTCATCATCTGTCTCACCACTTGCTTGCTCTTCAGTCATTTCTTTCTTCATCTGTTCGATTTCTTCCTCGTTCAGATTCAATATATTCTTATATACCCACTCTTTAGAATAGAACTCGCCAACATACTGTTGAGTCATATCCAAGGTCTGCAATCTTTCTCTTACAAGTTCTGCATTTCTTAGTTCTGCAAAATGATTATCTGATGCATATTCAACAATAATATTATTGCGCCATGCTTCCCAGTCTTCACTAGTAATAATGCCTTTCAGCATCAATTGCTTCCTAAGAACCTCTAAGAATAATGTAGAGAACCTACGGCGTAGTCTATCAACAAACTTTTGGAATTTAAGTTCATCACGGTTGATCTCAGTTGATCTACCTAATAGCCCTGCAGCTTGCTCTTGCTCTAGTCTTGATACGGGTACGTTTAAAGATTTATATAGCCTCTTTTGGAAGTATATAATATCGTCTATCTGTCCTAAGTTTTCACCACCTGGCAGTGTAGAGATTTCTGTACCTCTTCCGCCTTCACGTCTTGGTAGCCAGAAGTCTTCCAACATAGACATATGTTTACGATCATCTTTTAGTTTACCAGTGTTTGCATCATATACAAGTTTATTACGATACTTGGTCATAATGTTTTTCATATATTCTTCGGCTTTACCTCTTGGTAAGTTACCAACATCAATATAGAAAATACGACGTTCTGGTGCTCTTGACAATCTATAAATCACCAGACTATCTTCCATCATCCTTAACTGGTTGATGGGTTTGATCGCTTTATGAAGATAGGACACAACTTTTTTCCGTTGGTCATCCAACAAACCAGATGTCACATAACTGATCGAATCAGTAGTAAGTTTGACACCACTTGTTTGTTGGCCTGGTTTTTCTTGATAGATGAAGTGTTCATCTACCCTTTCAATGACTTTAGCACCAGTTACTGGATCTTTCTTTGACTTTATTTCTTTCACCTTACGGATCTTAGTTGAGTCAATATGTCTGATCTCTTGTATACCAGCTTTAGTATTTGATTCGTTAACAACTAGGTGGTGATAAATTCTACCATCTACATACCATCTGCGAAAGATGTCATGACCTAGATCATTAAACTTTAACATAGAAAGAATATTTTTAAACTCTTCCTGAATTTCTTTTTTAATTTTATCAGAAGTTTCCACATTATCAAGTACAACCTCGATTGCGGATTTATTATCTTCAATAGTAATAGACTCATTAACAATGTCTTCTACTGCTGCATCCACTTCTGGGTGCATAGCAATACCACGATATTGTTTAACAAGTTCTGAGTTGTCTTTGGATTCGTCGCCATCAAGATTAATATATTGTCCAAAGTGTGAACCAGATGCAGTTACATATCCTGCACCATCATCATCTGTTGGTGGAACGATAGAATCAAGTTTACTCTTTGCGCTAGTTTGTTGTCCAGCACGTCGAATCTCAAATCCAAATAATTTTAGTCCTCGATTATCTGCCATATTTCTTTCGTCCAAATTAGAGTTAGGTGGAGAGTTTCCCCTCCACCCGAGTATTTATATACACTTTAAGAAGTTGTATCTGATTCCCAGTATTGGATTTGGAATTCAACAGTGAATTCTTCAATCTGTCCTGTTGCTTCGTAGTTAAGATCAATTGGTGAAATCGCTGTAGGGAAACAACCTCTAAAGTTATATGTCTTTAGAATAGTTTCGTCACGATCCAATTGGTCTACAACTAGGTCTGCTTGATAGTCTGCTGGGTTAACAAGACCAACGTTAGTTGTATGACCGTTAATTCCGTTCATCCAACGTTCCATTGCATCTCTAACAACAAAGTCTGTGTCGTTAATAATTGTTACAGTCCATGGTTCAAAAGTTCTATCACCTGCAATCTGCAATTGTCTACCTCTAAAAGAGATAGGCAACGGTGCTATATTTGAACCTGGAAGTTGTGCGCCTTTACACATGAAAGACGTTTGTTCGACATCTCCGCCTGCATATGCTGGAAAGTTTACCGTAGCCTTGAAAAGGTTAGGGCGTGCTCCACCACCTGCAATTTTGGCTTTAAAGTCATCTACTCCGAGAATAGCCATTTATTTTTTTCCTTTCCAGTTACTTATACTGTACCAACAACTTCTTCAAACTCAACACCTGATCTAACTGCCACAAAGTTCAATGTGATAAAGTTAATGGATCTTGCTGGTTTAATGAAGATATTTGCTACAAATTCATTTCGGTCGATTACGGCTGATGTGTTATTAGTTTCATTACACACAACTTTAAAGTCTGTAATACCACGTCTACCCTTGATTTCTCTCAAGAATGGCTCTACAATATTAACAAACTCAGCTCTTGTAAATTCGTCATTAAGTTCGAACATTACATTTTTAGCTGCTTCGCCGATAGCTCTTTCAACAGTTAAGAATAGTCTGCGAACATTGATTCTATCAAATGCTGATGGTCTATTCATATGTGTTTTATCACCAAACAATAATACTCCTTGACCAGGGATATTAGCAACTGGGTTAACACTTGCTTTATACAATGTGTCTCGTTGTGCTTTTGTTGGGCTATAAGCCAAGTTGGTTACACCTAAGTAAGCACCACGTCTTGCGCCTGCTGGTGATACCCATGGAGCTGCATTAGCATCTGATGCAGACATAATACCTGCTGTAGATGATGCCGCTGGGATATGAATATACTTATCGTTGTATTTATCATATACCTTTAAGAAGTTAGCATCTGCAATTAAGTATGAAGTTGGTGTAAAAGTATCTGCTGTAGTTTCGATATTAGTTGTAATAGTGGATGCATCTGCAAGCCCTACGACATCTGATCTTGCTGGAGAAGCAACTGCAACACAGTCTTTTCTAGCAATAGCAATAGCTGCAAGATCATTAACAACAGTTGTCTGATCTGTTCTACTACCCATTGATGGTGCAATTAAGAAATCAACTTCTACTGTATCTTGATCTTCATATAGATCAAAGCCTGTTTGAACATTTGCTGCTGTAAGAGCAGCAGAGTTTGTGCCTGTAACCATTTGATACTCTTTGACTGCTGGAGTCGATAGAATAAAGTCATCTGCGTTATCTGCTGTAGTACCTGCACCTTGAGTTGTGAATACTGACTCAAAGCCTGCCATCCAAACATATTGAGAAGCATTGTTAACAACGTCTACTGAATAGTTTGTTGAGCCATCTGATTTTTTAGAGTTAGTAGCCAAAGACACAAATGGGAATGTTTCTAGTACAGCGCCTTTAGCACCAAACTTACCACCTTCGTCAATAACTGCGATGTGAATCTCATCGTTAGATGCACCTACATCTGTTGCAGTGGCTGATGTGCCTGGTTGATTGTCAAAGCTTGACTTATAAGTCCAGCCTGCAAATGATGCAGTGTGAGCAGGACATACGGAAACTTTAATTGAGTTACCCATGTCTCCTGGCCATTTTGCAATGAATGTGTGTCCGTCAGAATCACGAGCTGCAATCTGGGCATCCCAGTCATCTCGGTTCTTAACTACTGGATTGTCTCCAGTTGCTGAAGCATCATGTGCGTTAACAGCGCCATTAACTGTTCTAGTGACAGTTAAATCTGAACTATATCGCAAGTAGTATGCTGCAGAGTGAAAATCTATAGAGTGTGCATCGTCTGGGTTACCGAATGTTGCTGCGAGCTGAGATTCATCGCTGATTCTTTCTCTCGTTTCGACCGGTCCCCAACGATAGTTGCCGACAATTGCACCCATGGTAGATTGAACATTAGGTACTACACCTGATAGATCAACTTCCTTGATAACAATCGCTGGACTTTGGGATGGTGTTCCAATTGCCATTTGTTTTTCCTTTAAGATAATAATAATTGATCATAATACGACGGGATTTCAATATTAATGTTATTTATAAGTTATT